AGATGAGTACAATATTTTTTAATATCATTTATCTCATTACTTGCCATTATTTCTCTACAACGCATTTCAACATCTAACTTCATTTCTAACGGTGCTGGTTCTATGTCAATGTTGAGAAATTTGGTAATTTTCATTTTACTGGAAATAATTTTTCTTCAATCATCTTGACGATTGCATCATCAACATCATTGTCTGATTTGGCTGCAAGATCTTTTAAAAGGCTGAGAGCAGCTTTACGCAAAGATTCAGATTTACCAAATCTGATAAACAAATTGATTAAAAATTTAGACATAGTATTTTATGTTCTTTCCCAAACATACCAAAAATTAACGATTTTGACCTTCTATACGACTTACGGCTCTTTCTAATCTATTTATTCGATTAAATAATTCAACGATATCTCTATCTCGTCTATTGCTGACGTTAGATAATACCATGACAAAAGCACTAGCTCCGACACCTATTAATGCTGCATATATCTCAGGCATAGATTTAAGCTATAGTTATGTTTAGTATGACTAAAATTTTTTGTTATGGCTGAAGAAAAAAAGAAAAATGCTTTTCAAAAACTTAAGGAAGGTTTAGATGATAAAGAAGAGCAACTAGCAATTATCAGTCTTTTTGTCAGATTGGGAGTTGTTGTTTGGAGTGGTTTTATAGTCACACTAAACTACATTTCTATACCAGGTTATAGTTCAGAACCGAAGGATATAACTTTTCCTGCAAGTTTGCTTACAGGTGCATTAGCGACTTTTGGTCTTGAAGGATCAAAGAAACGTAGTGAGAAAGACAGTAAAGTTGCAGAAAATGAAGGTATGGTTCAGACTATAAGGGTAATAACACCTATTAAAATAGAAGGTGCTGAAGTAATCGAACCCAAACCTAAAAAATGAAAAAGCTACTTCCATTATTATTGCTTGCTACAACACCTGTTTATGCTGACATAAAGCAAGAGTTTGTTACTTCCGCACAAATTAGTGTGGATATGCCTTATGTAGTAACTAATAAAGTTGGAACTACATATTCTTTAAGTGGAAATAATATTACACCATCTGTAACTGTAGGAGATACCACAACATCAGGAAAAATTGGTGGAATCAATGTTGGATCGTTAACTAATGGCGTTCCAGCAATGATACAAACAGATACTACAGTAACGTCAGCAGGATCAGCTTTCTCAAAAACTGAGTCGGTAATAATGGGAGATGCTACACCATCTGCTGTAACTCCTAGTTCGGGTATTGCAGCATTACCAGTATTAGGTGGACAAACTACTATTGGATCAGGCGGTACTGCTGGATCTCTCGCTTTAACGTCATTGAGTTCTGGAGTCCATACCTGTACCGCAGGTGGATCGGGTACAAGTTGTATAGGATCTACTAAAGTCACTATTACGATTGACTAGACTTTTTTGGTTAGTTTTATTAGCATTACCTGTAAGGACATTAGCGGTTCCTGTCGTGCCACAATTTCGTAGTGGTACAAGTCAGACTTCTTCAACCTCTGAATCAGTAATAAATGAAACTATCACAAGCCATCAATATCGGACAGGATATTCATATTCTGCATCAGGACATAATATTGAAAGTTCCGACCTTAATGGATATATCAACCCTACAGCTACAACACTTACAGAACAGA